AGTTTGATAGTATGGCTGATGATGTAGAGGAAATGACAAAAGTTCTTCCTGAAACTAGCACACGAGCACTTAGTGACATGACCATGGAAGCAGATGAAATGGCTGCTGAACTGGCAAATACTTTATCTAGTAGTGATGTTTTAGAATCAGTACAAGGACTAAAGGACAACGTATCTACACAGTTTGATAGTATGGCTGATGATGTAGAGGAAATGACAAAAGTTCTTCCTGAAACTAGCACACGAGCACTTAGTGACATGACCATGGAAGCAGATGAAATGGCTGCTGAATTACAAAATACTATATCTGGATCTGATGTTTTAGAATCAGTACAGGGAGGAATGTCTGGCTTTGATGAAGATGAGTATGGTGAAGGCGGAGAAGCTATTGGCGGTGAAATGGACAGATCGTTCACTGAGGATGAATACGGCAAAGGTGGAGATCACATTGGCAGAATCGATCCAGGAGATGAAAGTGCGGCAGGTATGGATTATGCTTCAGGACCAGGTGATGCCAGCGTAGCAGGTATGGATTATGTAGCTAAAGCTTTAAAAGATGCACAACAAGTATTACCAGATACTAAATTTAAACCTGTGGAAGTTAATCATGGATTAGATGTCGCATCAGCTTCTCCAAAAACACCTAATCCTAATAAACAAACAATGCCAAGTCTTGATGCTTTTCAATTAGATGCTAATGGTATGCCTATGGTAAGTAGGCATCAACAAAAACTAAGTAAAGATCAAGAAAAAGAAAATAAGGTAAAACAAGCTGAAGATAAAGGTAACGCTAAAGAAACCACAGACAAAAAAGAAGATACAACAAAGGATAACGCCCAAGCAAGGTCCAAGTCAAGTAATAAGACTCTAGATGACGTTGTAAAGGCATTGGAAACATTAAATACTAGCGTGAATAAATTATCAGGTAAGGTTGAAGAATCAAGTAAGAATCAAGTAAATGCTACCAAGAGTGCCTTAAGCGGCAATTTATTTGTAAAATAAGGCTATAATATGAGTTGGCGTAGATATTTTAATCCTGTAGACACTAGTAATCAAAATGCTTACAGTCCTATTTCTGGTTTTAATAACAGTAATAGGCCTGGACCAGCACGTAGCAATTATAGCAGTTTTTTACCTGATATCTATGTTGGCACACCTAATCGTATTGAAAGATACATGCAGTATGATACTATGGACATGGATCCAGAAGTTAATGCTGCTTTAGATATTCTTGCGGAATTTTGTACACAGAAAAATAAAGAAAATAATACAACATTTAATCTAAGTTTCAAAGATCGTGCTACAAATAGTGAAATCCGTGTACTGCGTGAATACTTACAGCAATGGTTCAAGCTACAACAATTTGACACACGATTTTTTCGTATTGTAAGAAATACTTTTAAGTTTGGTGACAGTTTTTTTATTCGTGATCCTGAAACACAAAAATGGTTCTTCGTAGATCCTGCTAAAATGACCAAGATCATTGTCAATGAAAGTGATGGAAAAAGACCAGAACAATATGTAGTACGTGACCTAAACCCAAATTTTAAAAATTTAGTAGCTACTCAAATACAAAATAGTCCACAGCAAACTAACAATCGTGGTAGTAATTATATTGCTGGTGGTGGGTTAAGTAGAGGTGCTACAGGTGCTTATCCGACACAGTATGGTGATCGCTTTAGTTTAAATGAAAATGAGCAGGCAATTGATGCTGCTCATGTAATACACTTAAGTTTGAGTGAAGGTCTTGACAATAATTATCCATTTGGTACTAGCTTACTTGAACAAGTTTTTAAAGTATACAAACAAAAAGAATTACTTGAAGATGCTATCCTAATCTATCGTATACAGCGTGCTCCAGAACGTAGAATTTTTTATATTGATGTAGGAAACATGCCTAGTCATATGGCTATGAGCTTTGTTGAACGTGTGAAAAATGAAATACATCAGAGACGTATACCTAGCCAAAATGGTGGAGGTATGAACATTATTGATAGTGCCTACAACCCATTGAGCATAGGTGAGGATTACTTCTTTCCGCAAACAGAAGGTGGTAGAGGCAGTAAGGTAGAAACACTAGCAGGCGGTCAAAATTTGGGTGAAATCGACGATTTGAGATATTTTACAAATAAATTGTTCAGAGCCTTGCGTATACCTAGTAGCTATCTTCCGAGTGGTCCAGATGATGGTCAACAACAATATAACGATGGGCGTGTAGGTACAGCATACATTCAAGAATTGCGTTTTAATAATTATTGTATGCGATTACAAAACTTATTGACCACTGTATTTGATGAGGAATTTAAGAGATTTTTACACTACAGAGGTGTAAACATTGATACAAGTTTGTTTGAAATAAAATTTCAAACACCTTTGAACTTTGCTGCTTACCGTCAAAGTGAGATGGATGGACAGCGTATTAACACCTTTAATACTATACAGGCTATTCCATATATGAGTAAGAGATTTGCTTTAAAAAGATTCCTAGGTTTAAGTGAAGAAGAGATGGCAGAAAATGAAAACTTATGGCGTCAAGAGAAAGGTATGGCACCTATAACTGGTACAGATGCTAGTGGTGAATTACGAGGAGCAGGATTAAGTGCAGCAGGTATTGACAGCGATTTAGAGATGGCAAGTGATACTACTGCTCCTGAGGATATGGCAGCAGGGATGCCAATGGGAGCAGCTCCAGAAACAGGAATGGCAAGCCCAGTAGCAGCGCCACCACCAATGTAATAAATACACTATGATTCTTCGAGAGCTATTTTATTTAAATCCTGAAACACAGAAAATATCTAATGATTTTAGATTTGATTCTGCGAGAGATCTTGAAGAATTACAGCGTAGTAACACAAGAAAAACCAGACTAACCTTAAGACAGATAAATGATTTACGTAAGGCATCAGAATCGCACATTTTAGAAACAGAAGAAGAAATGGAATTTGTTCAAAAAATGTATGGTACTGAACCCGCACAGCCTGCCGCTTAAAAATTTATAAAGGATAATTATGGAACACCCACCAATCGAAGGCTTAATCTGCCAGCAAAATGAGAATTTTCAACACGTATTTCGTAAATTTTTCAATGAAGTTAAACCAACTACAGTAGTAGAAATTGGTATTGGACAAGGTGCTACAAGCCTAGCATTAAACAGAATTTTAAAAGAAGTTGGTCACGAATATGAAATGATCAGTTATGAGCTACATCCACAAGGATGGTACAGTATGCTTAGTAATGAAGGTATTAAAGTAAGAATTTGTAACCTTTTTACAGATGATTATCAAAATTTACGTGATGGAAACAAAGAAGAAATTGTCAATAATCTACAAAGACTAGGTACCACTGTTCTACTCTGTGATGGTGGTTTGAAGAAAATGGAAGTTAATTTATTAACAGATTATTTGAAGCCAGGTGACTTTGTTATGGCGCACGATTATTGTAGAAATGTGGAATATTTTGAAGAAGCAATCAATCGACGTATATGGAACTGGTGCGAGATCACTGATGCTGATATACAGGAAGCTATTGATAGAAATCATTTGGAAGATTATATGCGTGATGATTTTCAAAATGTAGCATGGATGTGTCGTCGTAAGCCGCTATGAGAAGAAATTTTGTGTTCGGAAATGGAAGAACACGATTAAACATAGATTTTAATGAAGTAAAACCTTATGGCTTAATCTACGCCTGTAACGCTGTTTATAGAGAGTTTAAGCCAGATTTTCTTATAGCAGTTGATAGAAAGATGGTTGATGAAATAATCCAAACTGGCTATCAATTATTAAACGAAGTATACACATATGGAAATGTATTAACAGTGAATAACATCTATAAAAAAGATTATAAAAATATTCATTTTATAGAGCCAAATATAGGTTGGAGCAGTGGCCCTACAGCTCTTAATCTAGCCAGTAAACATAAATCAGAGCATATTTTTATATTTGGTTTTGATTTTGAAGGATTGAATGGCAAATTGAATAACGTATATGCAGATACTTTTAATTACAAAAGTAAAAATGATAAGTCTACATATTATGGAAATTGGCTTAAGCAAACAGAAACAGTTATAAAAAATAATCCTAATATAAAGTATACTAGGGTAACTGTGCCAAATTTTTTCGAAGTCAAATGGTCATATGATAACTATAACCAAATACTATACGAAGATTTTAGAAAAATAATGCTAGAGTGGAAAAAAATTCGTTAATTTTAGCCTATAATACACCGTTTTTTTAAGTTATATGTAAATAATACTTGACAGCTCATTACCTATAGGAGAACAAAATGGGAGATCGTTCAAAGTTCGAACAGATGCTTGAGTACCTTATTAACGATGAGGAAGCACGAGCACGAGAATTGTTTCATGATATCGTCGTGGCCAAGAGCCGCGAGATTTACGAGAATTTATTAGCCGAAGACTTCGAAGAGGAAGAAACAGAGGAAGCCCGTGATGGTGACGATGATGACGTCGAAGAAAATATGGGTATGATGCCTCCTCCTGAAGAAGAAGCCTTCGGTGGTGATGCATCAGACGACATGTTAAGTGACGTTGGTGATGAAGGTGATGATGAGATGGACATGGGCGGCGACATGGATATGGACATGGGCGGCGATGATGATGGACTAGGTGATAGACTAGACGATCTAGAAGCTGAATTAGCCTCTATCAGAGATGAGTTTGAAGAAAAACTAGGTGGTGAAGAAGGCGGCGACATGGATGACATGGGCGGCGACGAAGCCGGCGATGATATGCCCCCTATGGGTGATGAAGAAGATAAAGTTAAGGATGGAATGTTCTACGAAGAAAATGATGATGAAGAAGTAGAAGAAGCCACAGATGACGATGAAGATGATAGACAAACTGACGAAGACTTCATCCGTGAATATGTAGAAAAAGTAGGTGGTGGTAATTATAACACTTGGGGTAAGATGGGTGACGATGGTGTAAACACTAAGAGCCCAGTAGCTGGTCCAAACAGAATGGGCGGTACAGCAGAAAATATCCTAGGCAATCGTAATGGTCCAGCCGCAGTTGAAGTAGGTGCTGGTCGTAAGATTCAAGGTAATGGAGTTTTTAATCAGACACCACAGGATTTAACCAGTGGTCTAGGTGAAATTCACAATCGTCCAGGCAAAGCAGATGCAGGCAAGAAAGCATTTAAGAAGAAAGAGCCTGGACACGGCGCTGAGAAGAAAGGCGAAGCAGAAGGTAAAGCTTGGGGAGCAGGTACAGGTGGAGCAGCAGGACAAGTTGGTAATTTAAATACTAAGAGTCCACTCAATGGTGCACCAGGTAGAGCCAAATAACAGAGACTAGATGAGTTATCTTAGAGAAAACTTGAGTTTCGATCAGGCGAGAGTCGTGATCGAAAGTCAAGGAGAGAACGGCAAAGACCTTTATATGAAAGGTATTTGTATTCAAGGTGGCATTAAAAACGCTAACCAAAGAGTATATCCTGTAGACGAGATAGAAAGAGCTGTCAAAACCTTGAACGATCAGATTTCGGGAGGGTACAGCGTTCTCGGAGAGGTAGACCATCCAGATGACCTAAAGATCAATTTGGACCGTGTCAGTCACATGATTACAGAAATGTGGATGGACGGTCCAAATGGTTATGGCAAGTTTAAGATACTGCCAACACCCATGGGTAACCTAGTGAGAACTATGTTAGAAAGTGGAGTTAAGTTGGGAGTAAGCAGTAGAGGATCCGGCAATGTCAGTGGAGATGGTACTGGCAAGGTCAGTGATTTTGAGATTATCACAGTGGATGTGGTAGCTCAACCAAGTGCTCCAGGCGCTTATCCTACACCAATTTATGAACACTTGATGAACAGTCGTGGTGGGCATAGAGCCTTACGCATAGCGGAGGAAGTGAAGAAAGACGCCAAGGTACAGAAGTATATTAAAGAGAGCCTATTATCAGTAATAGGCAAGCTCCGATAACAAGAGGAGAATCACAATGTTGGATGTATTAAAAAGCTTATTTGAAAACAATGTGATTAGCGAAGACATTCGAAGTCAAATTGAGGAAGCATGGGAAGCCCGTGTAGCCGAAAATCGCGAACAACTAACACAACAACTAAGGGAAGAATTTGCTCAGCGTTACGAGCATGACCGCAGTGTCATGATTGAAGCCATTGACAGAATGGTAGCAGATCAATTAGCACCTGAAATTGCTGAGTTCGCAGAAGACCGTAAACAATTAGCCGAAGCCAAAGCCAAGTATGCTCTAAAGATGAAGCAGGATAGTGCTGTACTAAAAGAATTTATTACACGTACTCTAGCTAAAGAAGTCAAAGAGCTACACGAAGATCAAAAGTCTATGGCTAATAAATTTTTCAAACTAGAAGAATTTGTGGTAGAAGCTCTCGCTAATGAAATTGCAGAATTTTATGCAGATAAGAAGGATCTAGCCCAGACCAAGGTTAAGTTAATTAAAGAAGGTCGCCAACAGCTAGGTAAGATGAAGAAAGAATTTGTTAAGCGTGCCGCTGTAATGGTCGAACAAGTTGTTACAAAGAGTTTAAATAATGAACTTGTACAACTTAAAGAGGACATTGAAGCAGCCCGCAGAGCAGACTTTGGTCGTAAGATATTTGAAGCATTTAGCAACGAATACCAGAATAGTTACTTAAATGAGAAATCAGAAACAAGTAAATTGCTCAAGGTTATAAACAAGAAAGACTCCGCTATTACGATGGCTAATACAGTAGCAGTGAAGGCACAGAGAGTCATAGAAAGCAAGGATATGGAAATTCGTCGTCTACAAGAAGCAGCTCGTCGTAAGGAAGTTATGAGTGAACTGCTTGCTCCATTAAGTGCAGAACAAAAGGGAATTATGAGTGAACTTTTAGAAAGCGTTCAAACAACACGACTAACAGAAAGTTTTAACAAGTACCTACCAACTAT